CGGTAACATTACCGGCAGCAACAGTTGGAACTGTAGTAGTTCATTATCAATCAGATGAAACAGCTGGTGGAGTAGCGACACTTACGTTTACTTGCGCTGGTAGTGATGTTTATAGAACAGGATCAAAAGTAGAGAGTAGAACTGCTGGTGCTGCTTCAACTATAGATACATCTATTGCGAATGAAACTGTTTTGACGTACACACCTGCTAATGCAGCTACAAATAGTATAACTCATGGTTGCTATTTGTATTTCACTTGTTTTGAAAAAGGCGTTTGGAATTTTGCTCATGACTTAGCAACAGGACCTACGTTTGATACAGGCGCAGCGGCTTGGAGTTAATAGCTAACTAAAATAATGTGAGCTCCTTCGGGAGCTCACGATTAAGGAGAAAAATATGAGTACATATCCAGTGGATATAAAAACAGCAAATATTACAACAGCAACAACTACAACTGTTTTTGATGGTCCTGCAAGAATTTTAGGACTTTCGTGGGTTGTGCCTACGAATGTTGCAGTAGGAACAATTACAGTTTATGATGATACAACAGCGGTGTGGATTGTTAATACACCAGCTACAAATACTACAGGATACTTATCTCCAGTATTTGGACACATAATGTTGCCTGGAACAGGAATTAGATGTGGAACAAAACTTAAAGTAATAAATGCTGTAGTAACACATGTAACTGTTTACTATGGATAGGAGCATAGATGGCCAATACAACATCGGGCTCTTATACATTTGGTAAGACTCTTGCAATTGATGATATAATTTCTGAAGCTTACGAACGAATTGGTTTAGTAGGATCAGCAGGACATCAAATACATAGTGCAAGAAGATCTTTAAATATTCTATTTCAAGAATGGGGAAATAGAGGAATTCATTTTTGGGAAATAGGCCAAACTAATATTGATTTATCAGAAGGCACAACTGAATATGCTTTCTACAGAGATAGTGCAGATGGCACAAGTGCCACAACAGCACCATCAGATGGTATATATGGAATAGCTGATATTATGACAGCTTCATATAGAACTAATTATAATACTACTACTCAAACAGATTTACCTTTAACTAAAATTAGTCGTGATACATATGCGGCTCTTTCAAATAAATTAACTAAAAGCACACCAAGCCAATTTTGGGTCCAGAGATTCGTGGACCGTACTACAATTACAATTTATCCAACTGCTAATTCCACAGCAGCAGATAATTATATTAGCATTTATTATGTAGCAAGACTTCAAGATGTTGGAGCTTATACAAACGCAGTAGATGCTCCTTATAGATTTATACCTTGTATGGTAGCTGGTTTAGCATTTTATTTGTCTCAAAAATTTGCACCACAAAGAACACAAGAAATGAAATTGCTATATGAAGATGAATTAGCAAGAGCATTAGCGGAGGATGGATCAGCAGCAAGTACGTACATTACACCGAAAACTTATTATCCAAATATATAATGGGAAAATTTTCTAAAGGTAGATATGCATTAATGATTTCAGATCGTTCTGGAGCAGCATTTCCATATAGAGAAATGGTTCAAGAATGGAATGGTGCGTGGGTACATAATTCTGAATATGAGCCTAAGCAACCACAAATAGATCCAAGACCACACGGAGCAGATGCACAAGCTTTAGCACATGCTAAACCAGCAAGAGTAGAATTTGCAGTACAAGATCTTTTACCCGATAATCCTTTTACAACTACGGCTGCTTCAAAAAGTTTAAGTGTTTCATTTCCAAGTAATGATTTTAATGAAGGAACAACTTATGTAACATTTAGAGAGCTTAAACAACCTGTGGGAGGGGTGGCAATAGCAACTTTAGAATTAACAACTACATTGAATGGAGCAATATCTGATTCAGCTACTACAATTACTTTAACTGATGCAAGTGAATTTCCTACATCTGGATACATTATGATTAGAAAAGTATTGACTTCAAGTGATACAAGTAATCCACTTCTTGTTGGAACTTATCAAAATGAAGTTATAAAATATACAGGAAAATCTACTCATAATTTAACAGGATGTACAAGAGGGAGTTCAGCGCCTTATAAAGGATTAACACCACCTGGTACTACAGCCGGATCACATTCAAGTGGAGCAAAAGTATTTGGTTCTTATTTAGCAACAGCAGTGGGAACAAGTTATACACCTGTAAGTCCTCCAGGAACAGAAACTCAATATAATTCATTAACAGTTCCATTAGTTTCTAATGCTACAAGCACTGATACAGGAGGCGGTTTTCAGTGTACAATTGGGCCCGTAAATGATAGGGATTAATTATGGCTGGAATTAGTTATTCAACATTAGTTACAATGATCAGGAGCTACACAGAGGTAGACGATACTGTATTTACTACAGATATTTTAGAAAATTTTATTTTAAATGCTCAACATAGAATAAGTGGTGATGTACCAGTTGATTCTGATAGAGTTGAGTATGAAGGAACTTTAGCAGCAGATGTTAATACTGTTAGGGTACCTACTGGAATGCTTTTTGTAAGAGGAGTTCAAGTTTTTAATTCTACATCTAGTAGAACAGGTCAAAGTACTTGGCTTCAAAAAAGAGATAGAACTTTTATAAATGAATATGTGGGAAAATTAACAGGTCCTGAAGGGTCTCAAACTGGCCAAGATGTAACCGCATTACCTAAATATTATGCAATGTTTGGAGGAGCGACTGGAGATGGATCAACTACTTCAGGGAATATTATAATGGCACCCACTCCTGACGCTAATTATTTAATAAATATTCATGGAAATGTTGCTCCAGATACTTTGGAATCAGGGAATGTTACTAATTATATTAGTCTGAATTACCCTCAATTATTATTATATGCTTGTCTGGTAGAGGCATATGGATTTTTAAAAGGTCCAATGGATATGTTGACATTATATGAACAAAAGTATAAACAAGAACTAGAAAAATTTGCAAGTGTGCAAATTGGGAGACGTAGAAGAGATGATTATACAGACGGCACTGTCCGTATACCAATTGAATCTGCGAATCAGTAATTAGGAGATAACTATGGCGATAACATCAGCAATTTGTAATAGCTTTAAGCAAGAAATTTTAGAAGCAGAACACAATTTTACAGCTTCAACTGGAAATACGTTTAACTTAGCTTTATACACTAGCTCTGCAACTTTAGGAGCATCTACTACAGCTTATGCAAGTACTAACGAAATAACAAATACTTCGGGAACTGCTTATTCAGCTAAAGGAAAAGCTTTAACAAGTGTTACACCAACATTAGATTCATCAACTGCAGTTTGTGATTTTGCAGATGTCTCTTGGACATCAGCTTCTTTCACAGCTAATGGATGTTTGATTTTTAATGATTCACATTCTACAGACGCAGCAGTTTGTGCGGTAGCATTCGGTGGTGATAAAACTGTATCAAGCGGAACTTTCACAGTTCAGTTTCCAGCAGCGGCAGCAACTACAGCGATAATTCGTATAGCATAGGGAGGTAAGTCCTTATGGCATCGATCTGGGGTGGTGATAGTCCTTCCGTAGCCTGGGGTCAAAACTCTTGGCAATCTAATACTGTTACACAATCTTTAACAGGACAATCTTTAACATCTTCATTAGGTTCAGTAAGCGCATTTCCTGAACAAGGATGGGGATCTGATACTTATGGTGTAGAAAATTGGGGAGCAAGTGGATTAGCTGTTCCTATTACTGGAGTTTCCGCTACTGCTTCAGTCGGAGATATAGAAGCTTTTTCTCAAACAGGTTGGGGTCGTGATCAATGGGGCGAAGAATATTGGGGAGAAAGTTTTGATCCTGTTGTTACATTAAGTGGTCAAAGTGCTACAACATCATTAGGAACTCCTACCATATCAACTGAAATAAATGCAGGATGGGGATCTGATGCTTATGGTGTAGAAAACTGGGGCGCATCAGGATTAACTCTTACTTTAACAGCTCCTGATGGTCTTACGGCATCTCTTCCAAATGTAAGTTGGGGATATCAAACTTGGGGATCTGAATCAACTGGTTGGGGCGGTGAATATTATTTATCACCAGCAGATGTAATGGGCTTAACAGGGGTAGGTGCTACCTCAAGTATAGGTACACCAACTATTATATTATCACCAATAGTTTCTTTAAGTGGAGTAAGTGCAACATCTTCAGTAGGAGCAATTACTCCAACTGAAATGGAAATAGGTTTAACTGGTCAAGGAGCTACTGCGTCAGTAGGAGCTATTACACCAGCAGATGTAATGGGATTAACGGGACTAGATTCTACTGTTTCTGTTGGATCTATTACAGTTAGTGAAGCTCAAATATTTAACATAACTGGTGTAGGTGCAACTTCTTCAGTAGGTTCTATTATACTTGATGATATGCAGGTGGGATTATCTGGTCAAGCAGCAACTTCTGGAATTGGCTCTATTTCACCAACAGAAATGGTAATGGGATTAACTGGTGTTTCTGCTACAATTAGTGTAGGAGAAGTAGGTGGTCCAATTGCATGGAAAAAAGTAACTCCAACACAAGGCGGTAGTTATAGTAAAAGAACAGCTACACAAGGGGGTAGTTGGAGTAAAGTTACAACACCATAATAATAATATATGATGTTGACATTATGTATAAAACAAATTAAAAATAACAACTTAAGCAGGAGATAAATTATGGCTTCAACATACACACCTTTGGGTGTTGAAAAAATGGCAACCGGTGAAAATGCCGGTACATGGGGAACAAAAACCAATACTAACTTAGAAATTATCGAGCAATTCGCTGGTGGTTATACTACTCAAGCGGTATCTGATTCAGGAGATACAACTCTTTCAGTATCAGATGGATCAACTGGAGCAACTCTTGCTCATAGAGTAATTGATTTAACAGGAGCACTTACAGGTTCAAGAAACGTAACTATTCCAATTGACGTACAACAAATGTATGTCCTTAAAAATTCTACAACAGGATCACAAGCAGTAACATTTAAATATGTGACTGGTACAGGATCTAGTGTTGCATTTACAGGTGGTGATACATCTTCTAAAATAGTTTATGGTACAGGGTCAGGATCTAATCCAAACA